AGGCCGCCAATATCCTGGGGCTGTCGCCGTACGGCACCGGCCCGTTCTCGCAAAATGCCGTCGCGGTGCCGGAAGTCGGGTTTATCTGCCCGGTCAATTTCACGCTGACCTGCAGCGGGACTGGCGCGGTGGCGCCGCAGCTGACCGCAACCGGCGTGCAGCTCAACCCCAACACCAGCCTGGACGGCGTCACGACGATCTGGGGCTATATCCCGATCTTGAACGGGCTCGAGAACGCCTATGCCAGCACGTCGCAAAACCTCGACACGATCAAGGCCGACGTCTGGAAAGGCCGCAGCAACGAGGCCGGGCAGCGCCGCAGCCTATACGAAAACTGGCGGCAAATGCTGTCTGATTTCCTCGGCACGCCGATGAACAAGGATATGCGTCAGCAACCTCAGCGCACGGGAGCCATTTCGTATGTATAGATGGTTAGGCAGTGCGTGCAAATTCGCCATGCAGCTGTTTTGCTGCTGCACAATAAGCGTTGTGCGCGGCTTTTGGTGTGTCGAAGCGACCGAGGTAGTAATTGATGCCTTCGGCATAGATTGTCGCCTGCCACTTGCCTTTATGTGCACAAACACCTTTGAGCCCGGACGCATTTCGAACCAACATGCGTCTGTTTCTTTTATTTTGGGCTTCCGTCGCCTCGCGCAAATTGTCCCAGCGGTTGTCGCCGTTATCCGTGTTTTTGTGGTCAATTTCATTTATTGGCCACAACGCCGTCATAATCAGCCAAGCGAGTCTTTGGCCAAGGTGTCGGCAACCGTTGTCGATGCAGATTCTCCGGTAGCCATTGGCATCGATCGTTCCAGCTATCTTGCCAGCATAATGCGTATTCCACCATTTTGGGCGATCATCTCTATGGCGCCATCGAAACTCGCCGGTGAGCGGGTCGTAGGCCAAAATCGAACGAATATAATCAGCCGACAATTCTGTCCGTCTTTGTGGTCGCGGCATCGCGGGGCCCGCCATGGTTAGCTATGCGACAGTACAAAGTAAGATTGACCGCGGCAAGGGCATCGCGGCGCGGAAGCTTGGGCCGCCCTACAACGCGTTCCGGATTATTGGATCTTCGGCCGGCGACTTCCCCGGCGGTTGGGCCAAGGTGGCGAGCAACTTCCCGCTGTTTTATCGCAAGATAACCGGCGAAACCAAAATACTGACCGGGCTCAAGAACACCACGCAGTGGATCGACATTGTCGCCAACATGGACCCGTTCGTGCTGGGCGATATTTTCCTGCTCAACGACCCGGCCTATGTGCCTGGCGTCAGCTACGGCGCCGGCGCGACCAGCATACCGGGCACGATTGAGCTCAACGGCATGTGCCTGGCCTGGCACCCGCCGGTCAATAAGGCGGTCGGCGGCACGATTAACCGCCTGGTCACGATTTACCGGCCTGCCGTCGCGCCGGCTGTCCAGGGCGACGGGTCGCAATACTGGGAAAGCACACACGACAACGACCAGCCATTGGTCCTCGCGGGCGGCTCGTTCGCCTTCGGGAGTGCCGGGGCCGGGGGCGCTTCGCTGGTGCCGGCCGGAATCGGCAGTGCGCACCGGCGGGGGGAAGCGATCTTCGGCCCCGGTGTGCCCGGCATGCTTAAGCCGACGCACTGGTTTTTCTACGTGCCGCCGCTGCCCGGCTATCTGCCGCGCGAGGGCGACGCGATCATTGACCAGAACGGCGCGCGCTATGTCGTGGTCAGTCCGTACGAGCAGCTGGCGGGCGTGGTCGGCTACCAGCTGCTGTGCGACCGCAAGGTGGCCCAGCCATGACCACGATTTACGACGTCATGGCGGCTTTACAGAAGCAGGTGACGGCTGCCGTGACCGGTATTGCGCTGGCACCGATTCAGTGCGCTGTCGGCTGGCCGCCGGTGACGGCGCTGCAGAACCTGGCGCGCAACGGCGGCACGCTGATAAGCGTGTACGACCGCAAGGTGGGGCGCAACACCACACGCTGGTCGTCCTTCCCCTATAACCGGATCGTGACGCCGGCGACGCTCACCAGCGTGGTCAATCCGCCGGCGACGCTGCCGCCGACTCATTCGGGCTCGCTGACGCTGGGCGGCCCGGTGTCGGCCGGCGACGCGGTGTCGCTGATCGCCAGGGCCCCGCAGTCCAACGCGCCCAACAAAACCGCGGCCGTGGTCGCAATCGCCGTCAGCGGCGACACCCCTGGCAGCATGGCGACCCGGCTGGCCGGGCTTATCAACGCCGACCCGACGCTGTCGACCTGGTTGCTCGCCACCACGACGGGCGCGACGGTCCACCTCAACAACCTGACCGCCGGCCCGGTGGCGTTGCAAAGCTATACCGGCAACGGCGGCACGCAGGTACGCGAGCTGGGGCGGCGCGAATCACAGTTGCAAATCACGGTCTGGACCCAAACACAGCCCGCGCGCGCCATTGCGGTGTCGCCCATCACCACGCTGCTGGGCAGCCTGCAGGACAATTTCGGGCCGACGCTGGCCGACGGCGTCACCCAGGCGCGCCTGACCATGGAAAACGATTATGCGATCGAGGACGACACGCTCGAGGACGTTTATCGGCATGACTTCCTGACGCGATTGGAGTATCCAATCACGACGCAGGACGTGCTGTACGCCGTGCTGGCGCTGGTGCCGGCTTACGCAGTTCTGGAAAGCTAGACGGGGGACTTAACAATGCCAATCGTTCCAGCCGCAAACTTCAATCCTGCGTCACTGACCGCCGACGACCTGTACATCGCGATCCAAAACCCGCCCGGCTATATCAGCGGGGTGCCCACCGACGTGTTCGGTCTGGTCGGCACCGCCAGCTGGGGCGCGGTCAACAAAGCCCAGCACCTGGGCTCGCCGTTTGACGCTTTGCAGACCTTCGGCCCGATCAGCGCCGCGTCGCTCACCGACCCGTACGATATCGCGACCGACCTGGCGATTGCGTTTGGCCAGGCCAGCGGTTTGAACAATGAGGGCTGGGCGGTGCGCGTCACCGACGGCAACGACACCGCGGCGTCGGGCCCGCTGTCGGGCGCGCTCACGTCGGGCGCCGAAACCGTCACGCTCACCGGCTCGGCAGTCTCGGGTGATTCGTTCTCTGTCACTTTCACGTCCAGCGCCCTGACGGGCTCGCCGATCACGCTGACGATTCCCGGGGTCAGCGGCGACACCTTGACGTCGCTCGCCGCCAAGCTGGCCACCGCGGTCAATGCCAACGCCGTCATTAGCGCGGCCGGCCTGTTCGCCAGCAGCACCGGCGTGGTCTGCTCGATCTACCAGCCGACCACCCTGTCGCCGCAGGTCACGTACACCCACACCAGCGGCTCGAGCGCGACGGCAACGCTTGGCACCGCGGCGGCGTCCGGCACCGGCATTACGCTCAAGGGCATTTTTACCGGCGTGGTCGGCAATGCCATCCAGGTGCAGATCAGCGCCGGCGCGGCCACCAATACGTTCAATGTGGGGATTTTCCTGCCGACCACCGGCCAGCAGGAGCTGTACGCGAATATCCCCGCGGCCGGATTCTGGAAAGCGCTCGCGTCCGCCGTCACCAACGGCATATCCGGTTTCCAGGGGCCGTCCGCAATCGTTGCCGCTGGCGCCTATAACCAGGCGGTCGGGGCGCCGACACCCGGTACTTACGCATTCAGCGGCGGCACCGACGGCCGCGCCGGCGTCGTCACCGCAACGCTGCTGGGCAGCAACAGCGTGATTCCGCCCACCGGGCTGTACGCGCTGCAAAGCCAAAACCCGGCAGTCGGCGTCGTCTGGCTGGTCGGCTGCACCGACATAACCATTTCCCCGACGCTGCTGCAGTTCGCGCAGGTTAATGGCTGCAGCCTGCTGCAGGCCATGGCGCTGGGCACCACCACCGCGGCCGCGCTCGCGCAAGTGTCGGCCGTCGCCGTGCACGACCCGGCTTTCGCCTGGACTAAGGATTGGGTGTACTTTTACGACCCGGTCAATGCGATCACGCGCCTGGTGTCGCCCAACGCGTACATCGGCGGCTATATCACCACGCTGCCGCCGGCGCAGTCGCCCGGCAATAAGCAGGTCGCGCTGGTGGTCGGCACCGAGCGCAACAATCCGACCACGGGCAATGTGCCGTATAGCGAATCCGAGGTCGGGCAGCTGGCCAGCGCCGGCGTCATGTTCATTGCCAACCCGATTCCGGCAGGCGCGGTGTTCGGCATACGGCACGGCCAGACGACGTCGCTCACGCGCGTCACGCAGCCGTTCGAATACTGGCGCATGACCTGCTGGCTGGCGCGCAGTTTCCAGGCCGCCATGGGCGTGTTCGTCGACCAGCTGCAGAGTCAGCAGCCCAACGACCCGTTCCGCAATGCGGTCAAACTGCAGCTCAACACCTTCCTGCAAGGCCTCAAGGGGGCGAACGGGACCGTGGGGCAGATCGACGACTTTGCGGTGGTCTGTACTTTCGACGCCAGCCAGAACGCAGTCGCGGGCCAGGGCGTCAACACGCCGACAAGCGTTGCGCAGCATTACTGCTATGTGCTGGTGCGCGTGCGCTATCTGTCCAGCGTGCGGTTCTTTATTCTCACCCTTCAAGGGGGCACGACTGTAGTGACCGTTGGTGCTACACCGGGGCAATCGCCGCCTAGCAACTAACGAGATACGCGTCACCGATCAGCCAAAGGAGACTAAGTCATGGTAGCTGTAACCGTTAATGGATTCTCGGTTGGCACCGATGCGTCGTGCATCGTCCAAGATGACTACGGCGACCAGTTCCCGCTGTCCGACCTCGGGCGCGTCATGGACATTGACACCGAGGCGGTCGACACGCTGATTACTATTGTGCCGATCGACAATGGCGGCATACCGGTGCACCAGGTCACCTGGCACGGTGGCACCGGCCGCTTCACCTTCGCGCGCGCCAACGGCAACCTGCAGCAAATGATACTCGACCTGATGGACGCGTATCACCGCCGCGGCGTCATCCCGCAATTCTCGCTGTCGATCAACATACTGAATCGCGACGGCACGGTGGACGAGTACCTGTACACCGGCGTGCAATTCAACAAGCCGACATTCGGCAATTACAAAGGCATGAAGGAGGTCGACCAGTCGCTCGCCTTCGCCTGGGCGCAATGCGTCGGGACCGGCGGCGGCGCGCCCTTCCTGACGGCGCTTGCAGCCGCCGCGTAAATCTTAACCAAGGAGCCCCACCCCCATGGGATCACCAGAGCTTACCCTCAGCACGGGCGCCATAAAGGCGCCGACCGGCGGCGCAATACCGCCAGAGATCGCGGCTGCGGTAGCGGGACAAAAACCCGTGGCAGCGCGACAGGCGGCACCGCGCAATCGACGGCCAGTGCCGTCGCCCGAGCGCACGGCTGCGTTGCATCAGCAGCAGCACGACGAGCATGCGGCCGAGGAACAGGGCACACAGTCCGACCCGGCCGACGTGGTCAAGCCGCGCGAAGATATCGAAACGATTGAGTTGAAGCTGCCGGACGGCCGCGACGTGGTGTTTGGGCCGCCCGCCGGCGTGTCGCTGACCGCGCGCGTCGCCATCCTGATGGCCGGCCAGCCGCCCAGCGACGCGCTCGACTTGATTGCACGCTGCTGCATCAGCGTGCGCTCAATTGACGGCCAGAAGCCGCCGCCGATTACCAGCCGGGTCGATGTGCAAAAAGTCGCCAACCTGCTGGGGGACAATTCGCTGGACGTCTTAGCCTACGTGCTGAGCGAGTACTGGCCGGCGGTGAAACTGAAAGAGCTGCAGATTGTAAAAAAAAATCTGCGAGGACCCTGACTTTAGGGAATGCGTGCGCGCGACAGGCGGGCACGTATCGTGGGCAGAGGCACGGGCGATGGGCGCGATAGAACGCAAGGCGTTCCTGTATTGCGCCCAGCAGCTGGAGGGCGGCGCGGTCAATTGGGCCACGGGCCGGGTCAAGTTCCCGGGGCAGGGCTAGACCATGCTGTCGTTCAAACAATTTTCAAATCTAATGGAGCGCGCGGTTGGTGAGAGCCGCACGGGTGTCACGACTGCCCTGCGGTCGGTTGTGGAATCCGTTGCGCTAGAAGCTAAAAGCTATATCGGCCACGAAATGCCAGGTTGGGCACCGCTGGCCGACAGCACGATCGCGGAAAAGCAAAAACTCGGATATCTCGGCAGGATCAGCGCTACTGACCCACTGCTGCGCACCGGCGAAATGCGCGAGTCAATCGGCTTCTATGCCGTTGGGTCCGTTGGCGCCGTCGGGTCGACCAGCAAAATAGCTTTCTGGCAAGAATTCGGAACACTTAAGCCGACCGGCAGCATCCCGCCGCGGCCCTTTATTGGTTTGGCGGCATCGCGATCTGGCCCGCAACTTGAATTGTTCTTCGGCCAGCTGGCGGTGTCATTGCTCACGCCGAAGGGTGTGCGATGATAAGTAGCTATGAAGTAGGAGCCCTTTTTAGGATTGTGGACGAGGCAAGCCCGGCGCTTGAGCGCATAGCCAAGCTGGGCCGCGACGTCGACGTGACCATGACGGCGG